CAGAAATTTTAGGCACAACATCTTCAAACTGTTTGATAGCCATATAGATTTCTTTACTTTGTTGAGATATGTCTATAGAAGAATTATCTATAATAACATCACATATCTGCATAGCTTCCTCTAGCTCTGTTTCGCTAGAATGTTTGTCTACACCTTCATAGATGTCTCTAGTGAGGCCTATCACAAAGCCCCCACTTTTCTGAATACCCTTTATCTCATTGTCAAATCTAACATCGGAAACTAGAGCTAATTCAGCGCCATCATCGTTAACGCGAGTTACAAAAGAATCTAGCCAGACATTATGATTCATTTTTCTAAATATGTCAGTTCCTACATACTGCAATACTTCACGAGCGGTCATTTTGCCCTTGGCATGAACGAATAGTCCAAGAGCAGACGCTTGATCTTTAGTAAAACCTTTCTTCTTGAGATCCCCCGGAGAAATAACCCCCGGCATATCTTCCCATTTCAAGGCTGTCTTAGAATTCTTATCTTCGTCCGTCCCAAAAACTTGCTCTTCAGACAAACCAAGGACACTTACGGCCATTGACTTTAATGTATCTGCTAAAGCGTAAATCTTTAGGAAGCCAGAGAGTTCGTTTTCAAAAAGACTTTTTACATCTACATAGGGTTCTTTAAATGGAAAGAATCTATCTTCACAGCCCGAAGGCTTCTCCCCAAGAATATCAGTCACTTCGACATCTCCACCTTCAGAAAGTCTTGAAGTTTTACATATCCCAAGCTCAGCTAATTTTATGGCAGTAATAAAATTGCAGGCAGTATTCTTCCCGCTTTGTTTCTTGCCAGCAAATCCAATTATTTTAGTCATATTAGTCCCTGCTGTAATATTGTTCCAAGACTTCTAATCTATCCTCGGCATCTGCTAGTGCAGATAGAGCTTCATCTAAGTTATCATAAAGATCTCCAGTAGAATGATCTCCGATGCCAGCAGGATGGTCTAGTAAAATAGACAATGACGCCAAGGCCTTATCTCTGTCAGAGCTGGCTTTATTGTACAAGTAGTCTATTGCATTTTCTCTATAGGTGCTAACGCTCATTTAAATTTCCTTATATACGTTCATAGCATTTTCAATAAAAGGTTTTATATCAGATGTAACTGTGTTTACATTCATATCCGCAATATCATTAGAAGATAAGTTTGGGAAGTATAGTCTGTAGAGCTTACCACAAATCTCTTCTATTTTAGCCGCTGCCCTTCTGCCTGCGTCATCATTATCCATTAGACAAATAATAGACAATGCTCCAGACTCATCGAGGAGATGCTTTTGGTCTTGGTTGAAGGCAGTTCCAAAGATAGCAACTGCGTTGTGAATACCGGCCTCTGCTAATCTCCACACATTTCCGGGAGATTCTACTAGTATTGCTACGCCGCTATCTATAATATAATTTTTTGCCTTCCAGTAATTATACAACCATTTCTCTTTTTGGAAGCCCTTGCTGTGCATCCATTTTGGAAAATGTCGGCATTTTTCTTTAGGATCATGATAGTTGTTACATTTGTCACACTTTTCAAAGATGCTTCTGCCAGTACACCCTACTATAAACTTATGGTCATTATCATATATTGGCACAACAGCTCTTTTGTACATTGGCTTTCTAGGATTTTCACAATAACCAATATCGTATTCTTCTAAGACTTCTTTTGTGAACCCTCTATCTATATAATAGTTGCAGGGAAATTGTATTCTCTTTCGATACTCTTCTCCACTAACCTTCATTCCTGAAGATTTCTTTTTTGATATAGAATTAACAAGATTTCCAAATTGCATCTTTTCTATATTTACAGTTTCAGACTTTAATGCGCCAAAGTCCTGTTTAAGAAAGGCTAGAAGAAATTCCACAGCTTCAGAAAAATTAGCTTCCTTGTCTCCTTCTTTCTCCCAGCTATATTTAAATCTCGACAAACAACCTCTTACAAAGTGTATAAGGCTTCTTCCGAATATTTCGTCACACTGGTTGGTACGGCACTTATAATGAACCATGAAGTCGCCGTTATAGTACATATTAAGGGCGGTAGGATTGTCTCCACCGTGTATAGGGCAGCAAGACTTTATTAATATCTCATTCTTAGAGCTCTGCTGAATACCGAAGTAATCATAAATAGCGCCTATATTCTGAGCTGCAATAGCTGACAGTTGTTTCAGCTTTCCTGAGTCGGAATACTTATACGAATGGGATGTCTGCTTCTGCTGTGTATTCTTCTGTTGAGTCATCATAATTTGTATCTTCTAGTTCAAATGCAGTTTTACCTTCACTTATCTTTGCTATTGCGCCTTGCATTTTTATGTTAATATAATCTCTATCTTCAAGTCCCTCTCCATGCCTAGCTATAACAGGGACCAGCTTTCGGTTGCCATGCTCAGGACCGTCCTTTGCAATCTCTTCGTCTGACTTGTGCTTATAAATACTAAAGTTAGAACAAAGCCAAATAATCCTGTCAGAACCTGAAGCGGTGTCTGTTGTCTCTTTGTTTATACCATCTCGATTTAGCTGAACAAATGAGAGTACTGGGACTTCGTATCTAAGAGCAAAGTTATGTAGAGCGGTCATCATGAAGCCAAGAATTTGGAACTCTTTCATGTCTCCTCTAATTTCACCAGAATCCATAAGCTTTAGATAGTCATAGATTATAACACAATCTTTCGCTTTCCCTTTATCATTGACTCCGACAACTTTAGCAATCCATCTTCTCATA